TACCACGCCAACGACGACGGCAGCTTGTCTCCGCGTTCCATTACTATTCAAGTGCAAGCGCGGACCATCGACGACGCTGGCGACCCGGTCGGAGCTTGGGCAGATATCTTTATCGGCAAGCAAGTGGAAGTTTATACCGCTACTTCTCGCTCGCTTATCTGGCGCGGGGCTCCGTCGATTACCTGGGTTTGGGCTCATACTTCCACTACTTACGTTCCGTGGGTTGGAGGCGACCCGCCAGAAGGGACAGTGACTACCGTCTATAGCGACGCTGGAGATAACGACCCGACCGACCGGGAAGGAGTAACCAAGACTGTTACTACGATTTCCACTTCCACTACGGCGCTGACGATTACCGGGACAACCACGACGCCACAGCGCAAGACTTACCGGACCAGCGTTACGGCAGCTCGCTACGAAGTGCGGATGCGGCGGACGGATACGTTCGATGACTCTTACCGCTCGGGGCACGAAGCCGAGTGGGCGGGGATGCGGACTTACTTGAACGAAGACCCGGTGTTCGGAGCGGTGACGATGCTCGCAGTAATCATTCGCGCAACGAACAACCTTAATTCTCAAAGCCAAAAGCAACTCAACGTCCTTTGCACGCGCAAGCTCCTTATTAGTAGGGATTCTGACGGGATGACGATTATCCTTCCGGTAGCCACGCGGAGTATTGTGTGGGCTTTCGTTGATATCTTCTGGAGTACTTACGGCGCTCGGATTACTGACGACGTGTTCTTTGACTGGGATGCGCTGGAAGCGCTGGACGCTATTTATAGCGACCGTGGAGACTACTTTGACTTTACTTTTCGAGACGCTATTACAGTATGGGAAGCAGCTCGGGCGGTAGCTAGAGTTGGCCGAGCTGTGCCGATGCTCGTCGGCTCGCTTATCTCGATGAAGCGGGACGCTGCAGCAGAGATTCCAGTCACGTTATTTACTCCCGACAATATCATCAAGGACAGTTTTGATTGGTCGATAAAGCTTTGGGACTTGGGCGAGTTTGATTCCATCCTGATGGAATATACGGACCCCGATACCGGCTACAAGCAGGAACAAGTTCACGCCACGTTGCCGGGAGGCTCTACAGACCGCCCGCAAAATATCCGGTTTATCGGGTGCCAGGACCGGACTCGTGCTTACCGTGAGGCGCTTTACTTGCTGGCTGTAGACAAATACCTTCGGGACAATATCACGTTTGAGACTGGATTGGAAGGCCATATTCTTTCTTACGGAGACTTGTTTGCTTTCGCCCATGACGTGCCGAATTGGGCGCAGGCTGGATATATCGTCAACGCAGTTCACATGGGCGACAACTGGTATAACTTGTATGTATCGGAGCCGCTGGACTTCGCTGAGACAGCCGAGTATCAAATTGCGTTGCGCGGGAGAGCCGGAGAGGTAATTGGGCCCTTTATCGCACGGGAGACGAGCGACCCGAAGCAGGTAAAAATCCAGTCGGACGAAACAGCTATAGACTTCTTGCTCGGAGGGCAAACTGAGCCGATGCTATTCGTATTCGGCACAGTAGCCGAAGTGACTCGCTACTGGCGCGTGGTTCGGGTGGAACCCCTCGGTGGAGAGCGGATTAGAATCTCCGCCGCCAATAGCAATGACTTGATTTATTCCTTCGACTCTCTGGAAGCGCCGGTGCTCAACTTGCCGCCAGCGGCTCCAGAAGTTCCGGCGTTGCCAACAGTCGACTCGGTAACGGTTACTCAAATCGGCGGCGTGGCGTCGCTCGTGCAAGTGCTCTGGCCGCCAGCGTATGGCGCTCAGTATTACATCGTGCAGACGAGCGAAGACGGAGAGAACTGGCAGGAGCGCGGAGTCCTTACGCGCACGTCTATTCAGCTGCAAGTCCTGCTCGGGACGTTCTACGTGCGCGTGGCCGGAGTCAACGAAGGGCAAGGAGAGTGGGCTTACAGCTCGCTGGAGATTAGCAGCCTCGCTATCGTTCCGACTCCGCCGACTGCGCTCAGCGCTGTTATCCAAAGCGAAGAGAGTGACCAAGTCTGCTATACCCTAAGCTGGACAGTCCCCTCTGTAAGCAATCTGGTCGGCTGGATTTTGTGGCTGTCAGAGACGGAGAGCTTCGACCCGGAGACGGTTACTCCTTTGATTGACGAGGAAGCCAGCGAGATTCCGACGTCTACTATCGTCTGCCTCCCGCTGGATTCGGCCGGAGCGCACGCGCTATACTACTGGCGCGTGAGCATATTCGACGCGAACGGAGACGGAGCTTTCGTCAATATTACCGCTCAGCAAACTATTCCCGCCTACCCCGCCTAGCTAAAAAGTTCTTGCAGATAGTCCCCAGTCTGCTAATTTGCGGGCATGAGAGGGACGTCTCAGAACAAGAAGGTGGCTCCTTGTGCAGCCTGCTACGGGACGGGGAGAGCTTTTGACGCTTCGTGTTTAGTCAACGGGCACCACTGCAAAGCTTGCAGTGGGAGAGGCTACCGAATCAATCCCAAATTCCGTCTGGATGGTCTTGTTTCAAAGCGTGCAAGTTCCGCCGGATATAGTCAGCGACGGAGCTTTGTTTATCTTTACTCAGGCCGTTGGTCCAAAGCCAGTGCAGGTAAGAAGCTGGCACGTCTTGCATAGGAGCGCCCTTATGTTTGCCGAAGGGCATTGGGGATAAGTCTTCTAGCGGCTTCATAACTCGATTATCTTTCCGGTTTCATACTCTTCGGAATGAGTAACCATTACAATTTGAATCTGCAAATCTTTAGCCAGCTCTTCCAGCATCGTCCGCACATTCTCCCGATACTGAGCGCTGACAAACTTGAACGGCTCGTCTAGGATAACGACTCGGCTCAAGCGAGGGCGATGGAGCATCAAGCAAGCGACGCGCAACGCGAAAGCAGCGATATCGACCACGCCACCGCCAGTCGAGCTTAGCGGGTCCGCGTCGAGCTCTCGCCGGATAAAGCGTAAGGTTGCCTCGGTCCGTCCCCGCTTACGTTCAAATTCTATTTTGAAAGCGTAAGGGTCTTCAAAGACGGACTCGAGGCATTTGGTAACTACAGTAGAAATCTTTTCGTGAGCTTGCTGCTGGACGGCTTGGGCGATGAGTTGAAGTATCTCTTGGGCGTCCTGCGTGCGCTGCAAGGTGCGCTCCGCTTTCTTTAGCGCGTCGGTCTCGTCCTCGACCGCCCCTTTCAAATGAGACAAACGGAGCGCCAGCTCGACTATTTCTTTTTCTTCGGCAGCAAGGTCCGTCATTCTATTCTCCTCATCTTCCCTCCAAAACATAGGGTCTCTATCGGGCGGGCAGGGTCTCATTGCTTCCATTTCTCCTCGTAGTCGGCCAGCACTTTTTCAAACACGGACTCCGCTTTCTTTTTCTTTGCTTCCAGCTCGGCCAGCTTGGCTTTTGCTTCCTTCAAGCTAGAGCAATCAAACTCCTCCTTCAGCCGGGTGAGCAGCTGGTCCAGGGCTCCTTGCGCCCGGTCTGCTTCGGCTTTTGTATTCTCTACTTCTTGTTTTAGCTTGCGGTATTTCTCTTCTGTAATTTCGTTGCTCATAATTGTTCTCTCGGCAAGCAGGACAGTCTTTGTAGTTATCTCCCAGCTCGCAATCTTTATCGTGCTTTTCGGTCATCGAGTTTTCCCTGGTCTGGTTCGATGTTCAGTTCCCGACACTTCTTTAGCCACGCTGCGTCTGTTGGAGCGTCTAAGAATCCAATTGCAGCAAGGAACTTGAGCTGGAAGTCTCGGGCTCCGCGGCAAATCATTTCCCGCTTGCCCGTGCGTCGATGAAACATATTGTTCTTGCCGGTAGAGTGGCAGATGCGGGAGGCTCCGCCCGGGCTTATTATCATTTCTATCGTCGGCACCATCACCGACTTGTGCTCTTCGTCCACGTCGTTGCGGAAGGGACAAGACTTGCATTGAACTGGCATTACTTTCATACTCTCGTATTATCTAACGCAGCCAAGATAATTTCCTTTACTTGTGGATGAACGTCCTCATTCTTGAGGTGATTCTCAACGGCTGCCTTAAAGTCCAGCCCGTGCTCGCCGAGCTCTTCCAGCCCTTCGATAAACTCTTTCATATTGAAAGCTGTCTCCGGCCGGGCAATAGCGCTCAAGTGAAACAAGTCGCCAGACGTATCGAGGCGCTTGCGCTTTACCGTGCCGTCGCTGTAAATTATCCCGACGCTGGGAGCGTAGTCAATCTCGTCGGTCTTGCGGCGGATAAAGGTTCCGCAGCCGTAGGCCGTGCAGCCGTTCTTGAGCTCTTTTAGAAACGGCTTGTGGTTGTCGCCGATAATTGCCACGTCGTAGCCCTTCAATGGTTTCATTAGCGAGCTCAGGTGCGAAGACTGTGGCGCTCCCGGATAGCCAGCTTCGACCGTCCACACGTAGCGATGGATGAGGGCGACGTAGAGAAAGCGGTCTCGGGATTTACTTTCCAGCGGTTCAATTTCTTGCTCCCATCCGTATCCATGCACCATCAATCTCTCCGCTGCTATCGTTACCACATCTTCAGAC